AACATCGGTGCCCCTGTCATCGTAGGGCACGATCAAAGAATGGCCGTTGCAAGTGAATGCGCGGATGCGGCGCGGGCGCGTGTTCGTGGCCGGAAGGCTCTTGGTTTCGATTCCGATCATGGTTCAGACTCCTTTTTTTAGTAAGACAGACAGACAAGGGCGAAAATGTAGAGGGCGGCTGCGGCAACCAGGGCGCCGGCAATTTGCTGCCAGAGCGGAGGCGGGTTCATTGGTCACCCTCCACTAGCAGGCGGGCGCGCATGATGTTCTCAAGGGCGGCGGCGGGTTCTTCGTCCATGATGCATTCGCGGGCCTCTGCGAGCATTTCCAAGAGGGCAGGCGCGGTAGCATTCCATTGGTCGGCGAATTCGGCTAGGCGCGCAATCTCGCGCCCGCCTGGGCTATCGGCGCCTTGCATATGCACCGAATGCAGCAGCAGCGGCAGCACGGCGCGCCATGATGGGAGAATTTGTTTTTTCATGGAGTTACCTCCAGCGGGGCAGCGCGCGGCAGGCTGCGTCGTGGTTTATGTGGTGGTCGACGATCTCGGGCTCTACGCCGGAAGCGCGCAGGGCGCGAATAAACGGGCCGGCATCGCAGTCCTCTTCGAGATACGCTAGGTCGTTTGACCGGTCTAGGTAGCTGTACTGAGAGGGCTTGCAGCCGAGCTCACGCACCAGGGATGCCGGAACTTGAATCCAGCCGTGGCCGGGGTCTTGGATGTAGATGATTCGCATGGGGTTACTCCTGGGGTTGACTAAAGGCGGCGACAGCTGCGGCGCGGGTGACGCCGAATGCCGTGCCGACAAAAATGCCGTGCTCACGGCGGGTAGCGATCCATCCGGGCGTCCCGTTGTAGACAACACGGCGGAATGAGTGCTGGCGGGTGCGGCATTCACCGCACGGGCATTCGTCGAGGGCGGCGCGCACTAGATCGCGGGCGCTGCCGGCGCGCTGGGAGAGCGTGCATTCGGTGTCGTGGTTGTACTGTCCCAGCAGGGCCAGGGCGACGCGCGCGCGAGTGCGGGCGGCAGACAATCGCGCCTGGGCGTAGCTGTTGCAGCTGTAGGTGGTGCTCGGGCCGGCGGGATCGGTGCGATCCCAGGGATGCGAGACTGTCCAACTCGTACCGCGTCCCCAAAGGGACACGGCGCGTGATGCGATGGCGAGGGCTTGAGTGCGGTTCATGCCTGGGCTCCCTCAATGAGCAAAGCGGCCAGGGGGACGGCGATGCAGGCCAAGCACACGGCGGCGGCGCAGAGGGTGATGGCGCCGACGATCAAGCCGAGGGCGATGGTCAACACGGCGAAAAGGGTCGATAAGCCGATTGCGTTATTCAAGAAGGGGTCAGAGCTAAAGCGCATGGGGTTACTCCAGGGTTCTGCGGGGGATCCGCATTCCAATGCGCCCAAGTGAGGGGCGCATCAGGATGCGATCAGGCAAATTTCTGCGCGCAAATCGGGCCGATACCGGCGTCGATGCTGCCGTCGTTCGTCAACTCGCGGCCGCAACTGCAGCACCGGCCGGAGAGCTTGCCGAATTTGATAGCAGCCTGCAGGGGCGCGCCCTCAAACTCGTCAAGCATTGCGCGCACGGCGCCCAGATCGACGCCTGGGCGGTTCCAGAGCGAGAGGGCGCCCTGGTCGATCTTGCCGATCACTTTTTCTGCGTGTGCGTGCTTAATCCAGACCAGCTGATCCTCGCGCCGGCGCGAGAGGGTCAAATCACCGGCATAAAACTTGGCGTGCTTCTGTAGCACGGCGTGCAGCTGCGGCAGCTGGGCGGCAGCGGGCCGGGGCGCGCTGGCGCGGTTTGCAGCACGCTCGGCGTCTTGCTGCGCGCAGCGGGTGACGGCGGCAAGCTGGCCGGCGGTGAGGGATCCCCATCGGGCGATGGCGTCCGCCATTGCCTGGGCGAAGCCAAACCGGGGCGCGGCTTGGCGAATCCAGGCGGCTTCATCGGGGTGAGAGGCAGCAAAGGCCTCCATGGGGTCATTGGTTCGGTAAGCGTATGAGAGTTGCATGGTGAGCTCCTAGTAGGTGGGTTGCGTTCGGTTTCGACTGTTGCGACGCGCTTATTCTCATGCCCAGGCTATTGACTGTCAATATGTCGGGTGCAAATTATCTAGGTGCTTACCCTGATGCCGAAGGCGGGCGGGTCTAGCGTGGCCGCGAGAGCGGGGATAGAATCGCGCGCATGAGTGATACCGCAAAAATACCCGGTGGCAAAAAGCCGCGAAAGCTAACGCGGGCGCAGGTGGCCGAAGGCCTGCAGTCCGTTCCCATCGATACGATTGTCCTGGGTGTTGCCAGCACTAAAGAGACAAGACTAACAAGCAAACAGAGAGCATTCGCAGAGGGAGTCGCAATGGGCAAACCAGCTGCAAAGGCATACCGAGAGGCATACGATACCCAGGCTGCACCGATCCATGTCGGGCATCAGGCGCACCGGCTGAAACAAGATCCCAAAATAGCCGCCCAAATCGACGCGCTGAGACTGGCAAACGAGGCGAGGAAATATGCAACGCCTGCGGCTCTGCGCGCCCTGGTCATCGAACGGCTCACCGCAACGGCCATTGACGATGACATCAAACCGGCCCAGCGACTGCGCGCCCTGGAGCTGCTCGGCAAGGTGACAGAGGTGGCAGCATTCACAGAACGGCGGGAGATTGTGCAGACAACTGACGCCGGCAGCGCGCGCGCGGCTTTGCTAGAGAATCTCCGGGCCGCGCTGCGCGCCCAGGCTATCGATGTACCGGCATTGCCGGTCATTGCCCAGGATGCCGACCCCGGTGCGGCAGCTGAAGGCCAGGGCAGCGACCCCACCGGGGCGGCACCCCCCGCGCGAGCCGCGCGCAGCGCCCACACCTTGCTTAGTAATCCACACACTCAATCCCAGCCTTTTAGCGATCCAGACGACCAAAACGCTATAACCCAAACCTCACCGGATGCGACCGTAACACCTGTTATGGGGTTAACCCTAACAACCGTAACACCTGTTACGGTACTAGGTGAAAACCCTAATGACGAGGTGGGTGGGGGTATAAAAAGTTCTGGGGATATGACGGATGGTGATATGGGAAAGACCCCCGGTGGGGTTTTGGAATGAAAATGGGTGGGGGGTATAAATTTTGAAAAAGGGGAAAGAGATGACGCCGGCTCAGAGGGAGGTGTTTTTGGTGATAGATGAGTGGTGGAAGAAGTTTGGGTTTGGGCCGACGATAGATGAGGTGATGTTGGTGACGGGGGATAAGGGGAGGGGGAACACGGCGAGGAAGATGAGGATGTTGGTGACGTTGGGGATATGTAAGGGTGTACCCAGGAGAGCCAGGTCGATTCGGCCGTCGTATTTGCGGGTGAGGGATATTGAATGAGTGATGACGATGATCTGATGCGGCTGATTGGGAGCATGACGGATGAGCAGCTCTCTAAGGTGATTGAGAGTTTGCCTGGCGGGCAGAGAGATCACCTGATGCAGATTGCGGATCAGTATGGATCGGCCATCAAGAGGGAGAAGGGTCAGAAGAGCTTCATGGATTTTGTGAAGGTGATGTGGCCAAACTTCATTGCAGGAAAGCATCACTCCATCATGGCGGATGCTTTTGAGCGGGTTGCGAGGGGGGAACTCAAGAGGCTGATCATCAACATGCCACCGCGGCATACGAAATCGGAGTTTGCTTCTTATCTGCTTCCGGCTTGGTTCTTGGGAAAGTTCCCTAATAAGAAGATCATCCAGACATCGAACACGGCTGAACTGGCTGTGGGGTTTGGCCGCAAGGTGCGTAACTTGGTGGACGGGGAGAGTTACACCAAGGTGTTTCCCAATGTGGCACTACGGCATGACTCTAAGGCTGCTGGTAGGTGGTCAACCAACGCGAACGGGGAGTACTTCGCTATTGGTGTGGGTGGTACGGTGACGGGTAAAGGTGCTGATCTTTTGATCATTGACGACCCGCACTCGGAGCAGGAGGCAAAGTTAGCGGAGTCTGATCCGGCGGTGTTTGACTCTGTCCATGAGTGGTATACCTCGGGACCACGGCAGCGTCTGCAACCAGGTGGAGCTATTGTGATAGTGATGACTCGGTGGTCGAAGAGGGATTTGACTGGCCGGGTGATCAAGGATTCTGTACAGCGAGGGGGTGATGAGTGGGAGGTGATTGAGTTCCCAGCCATCTTGCCTTCGGATAAGCCGCTCTGGCCGGAGTTTTGGAGCTACGAGGAGTTATCGGCTCTGAGGACTGAGTTGCCTAATAGTAAGTGGCAGGCTCAGTACCAGCAGAGTCCTACG